GTATGCTTTTCTAGTTTACTAGAGCTGTTATCCCGGATGTCCAGAAGTTATGTACAACTGACATGACGGAGGAAATACATATAGGAAGTTATGACATGTGGATATGAGCTGTCGCTTCGCGAGGGCTTCGCCCGATCCCATAATATAATGACCTTGACTGTATTCGGTACGTGCAAGGTCAAATGCCGCTCTTGCATTGTCAAACCTCGCATCGGCCTCTGTGCGTTGAATGACCGCCATTTGGTTAGTGTCATTGTGGTATATTTTATACATGCTTTCATTTTTTACATTTGTTGTGAAAATGAAAATGAAAATGAAACAAATGTACCATGCATAATATTCATGAAAAGTGTCGACGTAGCATCTTTTTCAACTTGCTATCCACATCTAGTTTAAGAGGCAAGTCCAATTCCAAGCTTATATAGATATTACTTCGGGTTGTAGGTCCCGTGGGCAGTCCGACATTATGCACCACATATGATGTTGATCTAGTATTCGTAACAGTGATGACAACTCCTTGGCAAATGTTAAAATCCAAAGTGTCTCGTGTATAAAACTTGTACAGTGATATACGTTGCGAGTAAAACAAGTCGTGATCCGAGAACAAATTGTCAAAGCGAATGTGTGAACTGTAATCCACGATTACGACATTGACAACAATGTTTCCTCTCGGCAAATTGGGCATCAAGCTATCATCACCTTGGCCGCAAAATGTATACTTTAGTTTTATTCCGACTAGAGAGAATGCAATTGTTTCATTGGCATATTGATATGATCCCGAGAGCCAGCGCTTGACCCGTATGTCTAGTTTTTTACATTTACGTCGATAAATATCTTCAAAAGGTATTTTTAAATCGAGCACTACATCTTGTGGGAACGATGCCATTGCATACATTTTAACCATGACGTCATTGATAAAGTTCTTCCAATGTGAAACATGTTGAATATCATGAGAGTACTCTTCTGTATTACTACTGTCATCATAGATTGCCCTCTTGTTTTCATCTGATAATATGTCGTATGCTTCTTTTATCTTGGTAAATGCATCTACCGAGTTGGTCGAGTTCTTGTCGGGATGGTAAACGAGGGCCAACTTTCGGTATGCCACCCTGATATCTTCGGCAGATGCACTGCGCTCCACATTTAAAACATCATAAAGCGTTGTCATCTTGAAGACTTAGACATGTACGGCCTTAAATATTACAATGTCATGATGGAATTGTTGTTATCGAACAAATACTTGACTAGTTCGTTGGCACAGTCTATATGTAGCAACCCAGCTCCCGATTTGCCCAATATGTTGTTGGTGTGTAAGAGTTGCCCGATCTCGCTCGCATTTATAACATTGGTCGATCGGCGAAACGAGTGCAAACTGGCATCAATTACTCATGACAAGCTATCAATAAGATCAAGTGTCAACATGTTTCATGTCGATGTTTCCAATAATATTATCAAAGATGTGAGTGATTTTGTTTTAAACACGTGCCAACAAAAAGCAGTAAACGGTGGAGGGCGCCACTTGATCGTTATCAATATCGTAGACAAGTTGAAAACCAATGTAGCCTTGGCCATAAAATCAATTATAAACAAGTATACCAATAATGCATTGTTTATAATAAGAAATGATAATGGGCACTATATTGATCAGCACATTTTTACCTCTTGTCAAATCGTGAGATTGACGATTAATCATGAATTGTTCCATAGCGATTTTCGGAAAGCAATAGGTTTAGAAGAAACTGCAACTACCTCGGGATACACTGATCCCATGAACATGTGCATTGCATTCGAATACCAGGCGGATGTTGATCCTCTCTCGACATTTGTTAATCATCACATGGACAATTTGATTAATACACTGTCAAATCCCACTAGCACGGTTGATACATACGGCAAAGCTCTCAGGGAATATTGCATCAAAGTGGGTGCATCTTGTATTTCAATCGCAACACTTGGACATTACATGATTACTTGGATGCAGAATAATAGTGTAATTGATAATGAGCTTGCTACGGATATCATTCATGAAATCGCAATGATGGAACACATGACCAAGTGCGTGACAAAACCCTTGTTTGCGCTAGAACACCATGTTGACGAAATCATTCAAAAAATATATAAAAGAGCCAACCGATCCGAAACATGAATTGGGAAATAGTCGATAATCTTGCTAACTAGCAGTGGACGCGTTCAACTAACCAACTAGCCATCATTTTGTTGCTTTAATATCTTGCGAATATGGTATCGCGTTACTGATCCAGACATTTCTTTATACAGCATTTCGACCGTCATTTTCTTTGCATTTGCCAATTGGATGATTCGAGCATCCATCTGTATTTGGTCTGTATTTGTCTTTTCTTTCTTGACAAGGCGCTTTCCCTTGCTCGTGTGTACGTGTTCCATTTGCAAGCGTCCATTGTGCACATCAACATGACACTTGTCGCATAAACTTACCAGGTTGCCAGCGGAATTCTTGTCGACGTGTCCAACAAGGCCGTTTGCATTGGCCGAATTCTGTTCCAGAATATGGTGAACTTGAATGTTTATATCACCACGTCCACACACTTGACACACATCCTTGACATATTCTTTCGAATTATATCGAGTGGTAGTCGGATCCGAATATAGGCGATTGCGAATCTTGAATGCGTTCGCCATGAACTCGCCATCCATATCTAGAGACTTGCACACCTCGAGACCATATATCTTGCTGCCTTGACCGGGTCGCAACGTCCTATCGTACACGAGTGCATCCAGAGTGTTGTCATAGTGAACATCGAGATGCGAAACAGCGAGCTTGGCATTGGAACAAATGTCGGTCAACTCGTGCAAGTGTGTCGCAAACACAAACGCCGCCTTTCGATCCAACAGTGATTCAATTCCTGATGCAACGATTGCTATAGCAGACGTGTGCTCGGTTCCCGCGCATAGCTCATCTGCAACGACAAGTGACCGCCGCGTCGCTCCTTGTAAAATGGTGCGCAATTCAGACATTTCCACCATGAATGTAGACGCGCCCGCATAGATGTCGTCCCCCTTGCTTATTCTACAAAACAGGGAATCAAAAGGCGATATAGAAAACGCCTCGGCCGCAACGTACATTCCACATTGTGCCATGATGACGGATAGGCCAATCGCCTTCATCAGACTGCTTTTTCCCGCGGCATTTAGACCATACAAGAGCAAACCGGATTCGAAAAGGGCGACATCATTCGGCACATATGGCACAGTGACCAAGTGTTCAATAATGGGATGGCGAATGCCTGTTGCACTCACACCATTATTACCGCAAGTCGGCTTACAGTGCCCCATTGTCATTGCATTGTGAGCACATGTATTGTCGAAATCGAGTTGTGACACATATACAATCACGTTTTCAAAGTTGGTCTTGTACTTGGATAATGACAAGGTATCTAGGAATCGATCGAGTGCTAAAGTTTTTGCCAATTTTAGTTTACCGTTTAATACAGACTCTTGCATACACACTGCATCCAGCTTGGGATGCGAAAGACGCGTCAATGACGATGTGCCGCTAACCGGTCTAGATGTAAAGCCGAATGCATCCAATTGTTTTTCGAATTGTTTGAAACGCTTGGTTGTAATGGCAACATATAGGGCATCTGCTTTATTTTCACATTCGATCTTCATGGCCCACTTTTCACCCTGAACAAGAGCATTCATGTCCCTTTCAAATATGTCCTTGTTACAAGATGAGGATACAAGCTCGTCCGTCAGTCGATCAACGTTTTCACAATAACCACGTTTGAACTCGCCACATGACGAATCCAATGTAGAATCAAATATCGAGAGCAACGTTGCATTGTCTGATATGCCTGACATGTTTTTTAGTGCATTTAGCGACGAGTGCACCAGACCGAGTCCATTGAAATCAATTGTTTTCAACACAATCCTCCTATACAGCTTTTCAACATCATAGACGCGCGATAATATCGCCTTGACCTCGGTAGATGCAGAGGCAGAGGTAGTCACCAACTCGATCCTATCATAACTCGCCATCATTTGCTCTGCACACACGTATGGGTTATACAAGCGTTGTCGAAAGTACCGGCGACCCATGGCGGTCACACACTTGTTCATCATCTTTTCCAAGCCTGCCAGGTCGAGTTGCTCGGCTGCATTACATACCAGATCCATCGTCTTGGCCGAATTCATAAATCCGAAAACGGTCGGCTTTCGCAACATGCTACTGATCCGTTCACTGTGCCGCCTGCAATATACCAACAGTGCAATGAACGACGGCATGGCGCACGTTTGATACCTTTCCATGTTGACATATTCAATCATGGACAACATTGTATCGTTTTGGAAGCAACGTGACAAGACTTCATTTTGATAATGCAACAGGTGGACTTGCTTGTCATAGACGGGACCGCGTTCAATCACCTTGGCATGTGGACACGTCAATTTAATCAGGTTGATATCGTCAGATGTGCATGTATTAAAGACAATGATTTCGCACGGCATGTGCATGGCCAACATCTTTTGCATTCCGTTATATGGCACTTGTAGGTCGCAGCTTTTGCCGCTCGGTGAGAACGACTCGAAGATGCAAGAATGACCTGTTGACAAGTCGACACAACTCATACCGATGCCAATGATTCCATTTCGACTCTTCTCAATGTAAATGGCCGCGCACGTATTCGAGCCAACATTAGCCGGGTCCATGTATGTGCCCTTGCTAATCACCTGTGTAACTCCGCGTCTCGGATTCGGAGGTGGACTGATTTGTGAAACGAGTACAATACAAAAGCCGGCTTCCACGAGCAAGGGAATAAACTTGTCAAATGCAAGTGTAGGGAATCCGGCCATGAGAGGATTGGTGCGACTGATCTCGGGAATGCTCTTGTTTTTACGAGACACTTGGATATTGAGGACATCAGACACTGCCTTCATGTCGGCCCCGCTCCCTTGACCGTCGTCATATATTTCCCAAAACGATCCAATCTCCATGAGCACAAGAATGCGAGAACCGGGACCCAACTCTTGATTGTATTTGCTGGTATATTCGGCATATTCGTCGTATATCATTTATGTATTTGATCTGTACTTTTTGTTTTGTTTTGTTTTTGTATATGCTTTTGCTTTACTGCAAATGATCATGTTGTCTTGTCTTTATATGCAAATTTGCTCAAGGACAATACAAAAAGAATACAAGGAATTGTCATGTAAAAAAATGACAGTGAAACAAATATATAAAGAATTAAAGAGACAAGGTATCAATTACAGAATCATCTGAACCCAGCCATCTAAACCCAGCCATCAGCCATGGAGAAGAATGGCCAAGCTAATCCGTGGTACCTGATTAACAAGTACTTTGGCGAGGACAAGGGCCGTACCCTGGTCAAGCACCTTACCGAGTCTTTCAACGAGTTTGTGATGAAGAACATGGAGGACATTATCGAGGGATTCAACACGATCGACATCAACCACACTTTTTTACCCGACGACAACGTCTTTAAACACGTGGTCTCGATCGACATCAAGAACCCCATCTTGTCCAAGCCGATGATTTGCGAAAAAGACGGATCGACCAAGATCATGACGCCGATTGACGCGCGCAACCGCAACTTTACGTATGCGTCGCCTCTTTATGTGGACGTCTATGTGACGACTGCGATCTACAACCAGGAGACCAAGAGCTACTCTGATGACAAGAAGAAGATTGCCAATGTCTGTATTGGTAAGATTCCGATCATGGTGAGGTCCAAGTACTGCGTCCTCCAGGATGTGAGCACCGCGGGCGAGTGCTTGTACGATCACGGCGGCTACTTTATTGTCAATGGCAACGAAAAGGTGGTCGTGAGCCAGAACAGGATCCCCGAGAACAAGCCCTATGTGTTTAGCACGAACAAGGCGTCGGCCTACTCCCACTCTGTTGAGATCCGATCCGTGAGCGATAACAAGTTCAGCGTTCCCAAGACCACGAGCATCAAGTTGAGCGCCAAGCCAGGACAGTTTGGTCGCATCATTCGCGCCAACATCCACTATGTCAAGCAAGACGTGCCAGTGGTCATCCTGTTTCGCGCCCTCGGCGTCGAGTCTGACCTGGACATTGTGCGCCACGTCTTTTACGACGAGACCGATCCTCTTGTGGACGGACTGGAGGGCAGCATCGAAGAGGCCAACCACATCATGTGCCAGCGTGACGCGATCGACTATCTGAGCAGGCACATGAACATCAACGAGTACCCCAGGGATGCCGCATCCGCCGTGGCCAAGGCCAAGAAGCTCGAGATGGTTCGCAACGTACTGACCAACGAGTTCATGCCGCACGTGGGACCCGACTTTAGCAAGAAGGCGCTCTACCTCGGCTACATGATCAACAAGCTGCTCAAGGTCTCGACCGGCCTCCTGCCCTTTGATGACCGCGACTCGTACGTGAACAAGAGGATTGACACTCCTGGCATTCTCCTGGCCAACCTGTTCCGACAGTACTATGGCAAGGTGATGAAGGACATGAAGAACATGATCAACAAGGAGATCAACAATGGTGCTTGGAAGGCGACCAACAAGTTTGGCAACCTGATCAACAAGGTCAACATCACCAAGATTGTCAAGTCCAACATCATCGAGTCGGGTCTAAAATACGGTCTCGCCACTGGCAACTGGGGCATCAAGAACAACAAGACCAAGTTGGGCGTGGCTCAGGTGCTCAATCGCATGAACCCTCATGCCACGTCCTCTCACGAGCGCCGCATCAACACACCCGTTGACAAGACGGTGGGGAAGTTGGTCATGCCGAGGAAGCTGCACAGCACCCAGTACGGGATCATTTGCCCCGCAGAGACCCCAGAGGGAGCGTCCGTTGGCTTGGTCAAGAACATGTCGATGATTGCCGGCATCACCATTTCGTCCAACTCGACCAGCGTGAGGGACATTCTGACTACCGATGGCGTCGTCTTGTTCGATGGAAAGAACATTGACATTTTCGCAGGCGGCGAGACCAAGGTGCTTGTGAACGGTGACATTGTCGGAGTGCACCCCAATCCTGACCAGCTCTACCTCGTGCTCAAGGAGAAAAAGAGGACTGGCGTGTTCAACGTGCAGACCAGCGTCTATTGGAAGGTCTATGCTGGAGAGATCTGGATCTGCACCGAGGGAGGACGTTGTGTGAGGCCGGTGATAATCGTCGACCCCGGCAACAAGACTCGCTATGGACCGGAGCAGGAGCACGTGATCGGGTCTAACAAGCTCGCGTGGCCCGACTGCGTGGTCGGATGTGACATGCACGGCCTGCCCTCTCTCGTCGAGTACATTGACGTGGACGAGGCCAACATGGCCATGATCGCTATGACGCCGGCCGACCTCGAGGACATGAACATCAGGCACACCCACCTGGAGATGCACCCGTCCCTCATGTTGGGCGTGCTCGCAGGTTCTATTCCGTTTTCGGATCACAACCAGGCGCCCAGGAACTGCTACCAGTGCTTGTGCTCAGAGGAGCCCGTCCTGATGGCGGACGGAACATGGCTCCCGATCAAGTACGTGCAAATCGGAGACATGGTAGCCACGTTTAGCCCGGATACTCACATGGTGTCCACTACTCGGGTGGTCGCCCAGTTTGTCCGTGCCACCGAAAAGAGGATTTACGAGGTCAAGACCACGTCTGGCAGGAGGATCAAGGCTACAGGCGATCACAAGTTCTTTGTGCAGGTCGGTCCTACGAGGCTGGACCCGTACATTTGGATGCAAGTGTCAGACTTTGTTCCGTTCAAGACTCGGGTGGGTATTTACAACGAACAGATCGGCGGACCTCTGCTCTTTGCGGATGTCTTGTCCATCATCGAGGTGCCCAATTGCCTGATTGCCGACATTACGGTCGAGTCCGATTACCACTGCTTTATCGGCGGCCAAGGATTCGCGGTTCACAACTCGGCCATGGGCAAGCAGGCGATCGGTCGCTACACGTCCAACTTTGATCAGAGGTACGACACGGTGGGTCACGTCTTGGACTATGTGCAAAAGCCCATGGTGCAGACCAAGATTGGCAAGATCAGCAATAACGACGAGCTGCCCTCTGGGAACAATGTGATTGTCGCCATCATGACTTATACTGGCTACAACCAAGAGGACTCGGTCATGATGAACTTGGCGGCTGTTCAGAGGGGCATGTTTGGTTCGACCGAGTATGCCACTTACAAGGAGCAGAACAACAAGAACCACTCGACTGGAGAAGAGGAGTTCTTTTGCCGCCCCGACACTTTGGCTCAGCAGCCCAAGCAGCTCAAGCCGTTCAACTATAGCAAGTTGGACGAGAGCGGATTCGTTCCACCCGACACCTTTGTGGAGAGCGGCGACGTCATCATTGGCAAGTGCATGCCCCAGAAGAACGGGACTGTGATCAGCAACAAGGACACGAGCGTCATCATGAAGAACAACCAGTCTGGTTACGTGGACAAGATATATAGGGACTGTGACGGCAATGTGGCCACCAATGGCGAGGGCTACCCCTTTGTGAAAATGTCCATCAGGTCGGACCGCATTCCCTCGATCGGGGATAAGTTCTGCGTGCCTGGAGACGTCGAGGTCTTTGTCTTGGACAGTGGCTGGACGGCCATCAAGGACGTGACTAGGGTCATGTCTGTGCTCCAGCTGGATCCGGTGACGAGGGTGGCCAGTTTTGGCCCGGTCATCAACACGTTTGTGTTTTACAACAACGGACCCATGATCCATGTCGCTGGCCCTAGCGTGGACCTGCTCGTCACGCCGGATCACAAGATGCTAGTGTCTGGGAATAATAAGCTCTTGAGCCTCAAGGTGGCCCGCGATCTCGACGGCTCCGAGGCATATTACAAGGGATGTGATCACCTGGTCATTCCACACACAGTATCCTATCCATACTCTTGGATCCCGGCGGACGAACTCGCCTACTTGTACGGGTCGTTCTCAATCTCGGGATCTCTTGACCCGAGGACACGCACTATTCGAATGGTCAAGACGGACAAGGTCTATGCAATCCTAAGGCTTCTTAACACGGGCGCCGAGATGGATGACGAGGGCCGCTTCAAAGGACCCTCGAGCCTGTACGAGTTTTTCAACCGTGTGCAAAACGAGATTGGATACGAGCAATGGGTCTTGGTCGCCTCTTCGGCCCGTGCATTTATCCAAGGCATGGTGGACGGGAACGGAGGATCCTATGTGATTGGAAACAGGGGACAAGAGTGTTTGGACGACATTCAGGCGATTGCCCTGGCGGCGGGATGGTGTGCCGATGTGAACGAGGGAAACCCAAGACACCTTTTGATACAGCAAGAGGTGACGACCACCGACCATGTGCTGAGCCAAGAGGCTTTCGAGGGACGCGTCTACTGTATCGAGGTGCCAACACACGTCTTTTTGGTGAGGAGCAAAGGAAAGTCCGTGTGGACTGGCAACTCGTCGCGCCACGGTCAGAAAGGAACGGTGGGTATGTTGTATAGGCAAGAGGACATGCCTTTTACGGCGGACGGCACGGTGCCCGATATCATTATCAACCCGCACGCCATTCCGAGCCGCATGACGATTGCGCAGCTCATGGAGTGTATCATGGGCAAGGCGTGCGCTGCGCTAGGCACCTATGGAGATGCGACGCCGTTCACGGGGACATCGGTCGAGGACATTAGCAGGGAGCTGCAAAAGTGCGGACTCGAGCGCTATGGCAACGAGATCATGTATAACTCGAGGAGCGGCGAGCAGATGGCGACCACGATTTTCATTGGCCCGACGTACTATCAAAAGCTCAAGCACATTGTCAGCAACAAGGTGCACTGCTTGACGCCGGATCACGAGGTGCTCACCATGGACGGATGGGTGCCGATTGGACATGTTACGATCCATGACAAGGTGGCCACGCTGGACCACGACAAGCTGGTCTACACTCGTCCTCTGGACGTTCTCGAGTTTGCCTATGACGGATTCGTATACTTGGTGAACAGTGACCACGTCGACTTGGCCGTCACTTCAGAGCACAAGATGTACGTGTCCTTGGACCAGGGTCGGACCTTTGGCTTACACGTGGTCAAGGATTTGATTGGCAAAGAGGCCGTGTACAAAAAGGACGCCGACTGGGATAGCGACGAGTTTGATATCGAGACGATTAAACACGAGACGCTCAACCTGGACGAGCCTCTGCCCTCTTGGGTGTGGGCTTTGAACAAGGAGCACGTCAACGAGCTGCTCACGTTCTTAAAGAGCAAGCTGGTCTCTACCAATACAGATGTCGAGCGCCTCTCCTTGCATGCGGGCACCTTTGCCAATGCCACTGTCCGACCCGAGCAAATGACCTGCTCTCATTACCAAGGTCCCGTTCACTGTCTCCAAGTGCCTAGCGAGGTATTCTACGTGAGGCGTAACGGAAAGGCGTGCTGGACAGGAAACTCGAGGAACAACAACGGTCCTGTGGTAAGGCTCACACACCAGCCGGCCGAGGGACGTGCCCGAGATGGAGGCTTGCGTCTAGGAGAGATGGAGGTCGAGTGCAACCTGGCCCACGGCATCTCGTCCTTCTTAAAGGAGCGCCTCATGGAGTGCTCGGACAATTACAGGATTCACGTGTGCAAGAGGTGCGGCATCATGGCCACGGTCAATCCCGAGAACAACATCTATAGCTGCAAGCCGTGCAACAACACGACCAACTTTGCAGAGCTTCGCATCCCATATAGCTGCAAGCTGCTCATGCAAGAGATCCAGACCATGAGCATTGGAACCAGGTTTATCACAAACTAGCTGTTAGGGGTTGCTTATGCTTCTGCTTCTGATTATTGCCTATTGACTGGATTATTCATACCTTTTCCTTTTTACCATTCGTGTATAAACAATCCATTCAGATTTCTAAACGCGTTTGGGTAAAATTAAAACATGATGTATATATAAACACACAAGTACATCATGTTGACTACAAAGACTATACATCACCCAATTGGAATCCTAGATACCGGCGACAACTACATCATTTGTCTAAAAGATGAAAGTACATACAAGGATGCCATCATGTTGTACGAAAGTATGGAGCTCGAAGTAAAAGAGATTGATACGGAATCTCGTGCCACACCCGAAGGTTTACAGTTCATTCATTCAACGATTGGACGGGTCATTACCTATGGACTATTCGTCGATGTAGATGTGAGTAGAGAGAAGCTAAACACTCTACATTCCGTCCCTGCACGTCTCATACATGATGTGGAAATTATTGCGAATTTCGCCAAGAGCAAAGTATATTGGGAAAACATGCAATACCCACCAAAGCAGATAGCGACAAATGAAATAGCGGCTATACCTAACAACATATACACTATTATACACGACGATCGGTCACACCTATATATTTTCTATAATACCATTTATAACTTGGCCATTGTCAAGGAATATAGCGAGTTACAGTCAAGTGCTCGAGATATTTCAAAATACTTTTCAGATTTTGTGATTGCAATCGAAATAAAAACTCCTCTTCCAGAAGGCACTTTGGCGGCATTCAATAATATATTTCATAAGAAATCATTCGACAATGTGGAGACAATAAAACAAAAATACACTGCATTTTGTGACTTGTTTGGAATTGGAACTAAAACATGTGCGATGCAAGACGAACAAGGACGAGTCCGTGACTTTTTGACCACGAGTTATATCATGTCGACAGATGAGAGCAAACGAATCAAGGCAAACGAGTTATACAAGACTGTCATTAATCACATGTGCATCGACATTCATGATGTTGTTACGTTTAAAAAGAGATTGGCTGGCTACTTGGTAAGTCTTAATTTACAAAAGAAACGTTTCTCGGATGCTTACTACTTTTACGGACTTGAAGCAAAACAAGTCAAAACTCCTTTTATTAGTGATATTTTAAAACAAAGAGCAATCGAACAAGGATCGTATAATAAATCTGAAAATACAAAGGCACATATAGATCCGTTCACCAATGAACTAAATCCCATTACCAGAGCACCGGATACGCCTTTTTGAAACAAATATAGGTCGTGCCGAGTATGCTGGAATAATGACATAATTCGGTGACACATGATGCGTTTTTAATGAGGTATGCTGATGATGTTTTACAATTTTAAATAGGAAATATGATGAAAAACATACATTTTAATCCAACAAATTTTTCTTAAAAAAATTATCAATCACAATTTCGACATATGGAGATGATTTAAGCCATTTATTATTCGGTTTGTAAAATGTTTGACACTTGTAAATCGTAGATGCCTTGACATTTTTCATGATAAATACATTATGGTCCAAGTACAAGTCATTATAATTGGTCGACACTTGATTTACTTCTTTTATAAATAATTCGGATGATACGAGTTGATTTAGCCGTTTAGATGTTTGGATTATACGGCATGACGACGGATATTCTAAATCTTCAATTTTATCAAAACCAAGTTCAACTACGATTTTTATATTAGGAAAACAAGTCTCGAAATCATTACATACTCTTTTGATTTTTGCAACATGTCCTTCATCTTGAGCACTATATATATCAAAACTTGAGTTGGGCGGGAAATATAAATTATACCTGGTGTGAATTTCGTTATATATAAGACGTTCAATATAACAAGTAAATGCAAGTTTTTTATTTATTTCAAGTTCACTCGGACCATCGTCTATAGCACATTTACGGTCTGGGGATGACCGGGGACCACAGCTTTTTGGTCTATGATAAGCGGGCGCATCTATAGGTTGTGCTGGGAGGTCGTGGTTAAATAATGTGATGCCTTTAACGAATTCATCAAATATTTCAGTGACTTGAGTTCTTAAATTATTAAATTGAAACATGTCGTTAAATATAAGTTTAACAAGTTTTGCGGTTTCTTTGTGCCTAACCTGTTTGAGAGTAGTTAATGCTACGCGAAGATGTATGTCTTGTTGAAAACTAAATTTTTTAATTTGATTTACAGACATGGTTTGTAATTTTAGAGATAAAGCTGTTAATGCCTTGTTTATTCGAATGATCGCATCGTTTTTATCAGTTTGTAATGTATTATTTGTACTTGTCATGGTATATTTCTCATCTTGTTTCGGCCTATCGGCTATTTGCCTATACACATATAATGCTGCTGACAAGTCAAACATTTGCGACATTTCTGTTGTATACTATACCCAAACAAATATTCCATGGATCATACCCATTGTATAAATTCAAGATTTTGGAGACAAGGCAAAATTGAGCCATTTTCTTTGTTTTCATTTTAAATAACAATATAGGTAGTGTTACTGGACAATGTTGGCGTATTTCGTATTGCGATAAATCATGTATGTATGTATGTATTGTATAAATTCTGAATTATTCATTTATATCTTGACGAATTATAAATGAACGACATTAATCACTGTCTGATATACACGGCAATATTTATAGGCATTGTAGGAATTATTATAGTTGCACTGTATCAACAAGGCAAGAAAGAAACATTCATCACTAATCAAAAAGTGATTTGGACGTATTGGTCAGACAGTACTCTTCCGCCATTTATTGAAACATGTATAGGAACTTGGCATAGACACAATCCAGATTACACGATTAATATTGTCAACAGGAAGAATCTACATCAATTTGTCAAATTGGACATTACCAATCTTAGACACAACGACTCGATCACTCGAGAATCCGACTTTGTGAGGCTGGAACTGATGGCAACACATGGTGGCTATTGGATAGATGCGTCCACTATTTGTACGCGACCATTACAAGAAATACCGGCACAATGCGAGTTCATGGGTTACAACATGATGGGGTGGAACTCGGATCCTCGATATCCCGTTTTAGAAAATTGGATATTTGCATGTATTCCGGGATGCACATTTGTCAAAAAATGGCGAGATGAATTCAATAGGATGAACGAGTTCTTGACAGTGGATGCATATATAAATAATGTTCGACAGGATACCGATTTACAAGGTTTAATCATGTTGAATTACTTGGCAATGCACGTGGCTGCCCAACGGGTTTTGCAACAGGGTCCCGTATACACACACTCGATGCACATTCTAGATGCATGCGGCCAAGACGGTCCACTCTCGTATCTTGCGAATAACGATTGGAATACTGAAAAAGGAGTCAACTCGTTGTGTATGAACCCCATTATTCCATTGGTCAAATTTAGAGGCCAGGATAGGAAATATGCCGAGACACATCAGGACAAGTTGGCATGCTTGTTTTAGAGCAAGAACATTTACCAAAGTGTGGGATACGCCTTTTTGAACTCGATGGGGTACTCGTCAAAGTGGTTCTCTTCTTCTTCCCACCACTTGATCTTGCCAATGTCAAATCGCTTTAGACAAAACTCGATCAAGTCCTGGTTGTGAATCAAGAAGAGTGCATCTGATTTCACTATCCCTACGAATACCACATCGTGAGACAGCCGCGCCTTGTTCTTGATCATGGTGCATGGATTGTAGTTGCATCCTTTCAACACGCACAGTTGGCTATAAGACTTGGTGCGGAGATCTGTAAACCAAAATGATTGCTCGATAGACTGCATTTTACTAACAACATGTACACTACATATATTTCATTATTTCATATTTTTATATAGATGTTTGTGTATACAAAAAAATATTGGCTGTATGGAATAAGTAATTATTTTACATTTCCTTTATATTTATCCACACATCCACAAGTATATTCTTAAATATATATAAATGACAACTACATCTAGTCCATGTGACTTGGTTTTAAAAAATATAAATGCAGCCAGTATAATCAATCCATTTACCGGACGGCGACTAAAATCTGGAACGGTAACTTTTAAAAATGTTGTAAAAAAGTGCATGAATGATGCAATTATACAATTCCCAACCAAGTGTACAAATACAGATACAGATGCGTTTGTCAGATCCACTTGTGAAAAACTAATGGAAAGTGTCTTGTTAAAAATCAGTGAATACAAAAAAGAGTGGAAAACCCTTGATAATAAAAAGAAGAACAAACTCGCTCTGTTCAAAGCCAACTTTGCGGTCGATTACTTTTGCAGCAACGTGATTGCATTTTGTGATTCCGTGTATAAAAATTACAAGGAAACGGATACAGTTGTACAAATTGGAAACAAGTTGTATAAAAATAGAGAATTGTGGATGGATGCAAATTCTTCGTATAGCGTATTCAAAAACATGAATGATTCGTATGACAAATCCCTTGAAGATGCCATGCGTATTTTTAATAATATGGTCCAAGAATTTAAACTACAGAATCAGAATCCTAACAGGTCAGAGCTATACATTATTGCGCACAGAATAATCAATGCATACTCGTCGTATTATCCATCTGGGTACGGAATGTATCGGCTTGCAAAAATGCAGAATTTTAAATATACAACCAATCCGATTGATTTGTCACGAGATCAGATAAAAGAAAGCAAGTGTCCGTGCTCGTGTATTTGTAATTCTCTATTGTTCCTGACACTGCTTCTAGTAAATGGAGTAAAGTCAAAGTATCTATATTTTGTCAGTCAAAAACATAAATCTCATGCTGTATATAATACTAAACAGACTCATTGGGCAGCCAGAGTGCTTTGTGAAAACTTGTTTAAAATCGATTTTAATCTAATTCATGATTTCGATTCATCCGAGTACCCGTTGAATTCAATGGTGACGTTTGACAAGTTTACAAGCGAGTTTATTTCATATTATTTGAGAAACTTGGATACAAAGAAAAGGTTTGTTAAACGCGATATTATCGATACGTTTTGGAACAGGTTGGACAATCTTATATAAAGAATCAAGTAATGATCGTAGTATGGAGCCTGCGCAACACAATGACATGTTCAGCCGTGTGGTCCCTGATATTATTGCAAATGGTGGAAACGGGTTAAAAGGCATTATTTTATACGACTTGACCACGCGTTTTATACCAAGGATACTCGGCGGGATTGGACGATTCATTTCCACTAGGCTGCAAAACCGTGCAAAAACAATGATCAAGAGGGCGGTATTTGTAGGTGGAAAGGAAAAGATGAGCTCCATGGTTCTAAACCGGAACTATAAAGTGTCGAGTTTGGCCAATGACATGTTTGATGCTGTCTTGGGTGTGGCTTCAGACATTCCCGAAGCCAAGTTTATCAAGAGAACGGCCAAGGGCGTCTTCATAGTCGATACCATGGACGAGATCAAAATAACTCCAGATATTTACTTTTCAAAGCTTCACACAACAGAGACAGATGGCGAGATTGAACTCTTGTCGATTCAAGTATACTCTTTCACAAAGGACACGGTTCAACTCCGCGATTACTTGAATGATCTTGAAATGAAATATTTGAAAAACAAGGGTAATCAACTAGGTCGTCAACTGTATTACTTTGATGAGCTCCCAGTTTCTCCACCAATGAAAATTGGTAATACCGTTGGAGTTTTTATCCCTGATCTATCTAAAGCGTTTTCCAATGTTACATTCAACATGTTTGCTCTAAACACAAACAAGTCGCTCAAAAACATCTATGGCTCGTCCGTGCGTCAAGCAAAGAAACGTGTGGATTTCTTTATTAACAATCCGGGGTGGTATAGAGATCGTGGAATACCGGAGACATTGGGTTTCTTGATATACGGTAATCCCGGTTGTGGAAAAACCTCATTTATCAAGAGTTTGGCCAAGGACACGGGACGGCATGTTGTGAATTTAAAACTAGGACCTACTACGACAATTCAGCAGATTAACAACCTGTTCTATACCCAGAGACTCAATGTTTTACAGGATGGAGCATCATGTACGTTTGATATTCCAATGGACAAGAGAATCATCGTCATGGAGGATGTGGATTGCTTGTCGTGTATCGTACGTGAAGATAATGACGATACATCTGATCCTAATAAGCTCAATCTTGGAGTACTTTTAAATATTTTGGACGGTGTGCTTGAAACACCGGGACGAATCATCGTCATGACCACGAATAATCCTTCAAAGTTGGACCGAGCACTAAAGCGACCCGGGCGTATTGACGTTACTATTGAATTTCAAAAGTGTAGTTGTGAAGACATTTTTGATATTTTCGAGGGCATTACCAATATAGAGATCGATCGCCAAAAACATGTTGTTCTAGATCGAGTATGGACACCGGCAGAGGTAACCAAGGTGATATTTGAAAATATTGATGACCCAAAGAATTGTCTGGCCATATTTGCAAGACCCCCAATAGACAATACAAATGGAAACTATACGATTGATCAAGCCGAGGTTTTAAAGCAGCCTAGGGTCGACAGGGGTCCGCTCGCGTCATCGGGGAGGCGGGAACGCACCGATGTCGGATTAGAAGATAAAAATCCTGTAACTCAAGAGTCGGCGTCTAAAGATACACTTTAAAGAATTAACAAGACTTATAATGATGCATTGAATAATTCAAGTCAACAGATGATGGATAAATCTTTGGGTGGATTGTTGCCTTTTAATTTGAAACAAGAAAATGAAAAGTTCTGCCTGGTTTAAAAAATACAGCGTTATTCAAAAGACAAGTTCTTGCGCCTACAAAATGTTGTAAACGTTCCTATTATTTCTTTATCTGTATATCCAGTCTCACTCAGAAGAAAGTCTTCGGTGACGAGATGGGCTAAATTGAGCATATCGCCCGGCTGATTCGAAAATACATTGATTTTAAAATATGTATTCAGAGCAGTTATATAGGAAGCAAGCATTGACTTTTGTCGAGTACTCAATTTTTTGAGAATGGATGGTTCTAAAAACGTTGCGAATAAATACCACATATCCGGTGATGTATACAGTTATGGACATAAAATAATGGGACATGCGATTTAATCGTTGTTATAGGTTTGTTATTGTAAGTCCGTATACAAAGTAATAAATGTAGACACGTCATATCCAATAAATTTAAAATCAGGAT